CTGCACCACCGCCGCCGCCACCTGCAACGTAAGCACCTGACGCATTTGTGAATGTTACGCCGCTCTGGGTCACGTTAATAGCTGTACCACCTGCAGCGCCGTTGGTACTATTGTATGAACCGCCGTTACCACCCTTGCCGACAATCTTGCCGTAGTTAGTGATGATACAGTTAGGTACGTTAATTGTCAGGCCATATGAGCTAGTGCTTGTAGCGTACAGCCACACACTTGAGTTGATTGTCACAACGAGCTGCGATGTACCATTCCAACCTGCCGCAGTTGCGGTGCTGCTCAGATCGACGTTTGTAGCATTGCTAGAGAGGGTCAAGTAGAACTGGTTTAGAGCGCCATAGAAGTCTGCAAGACCAATCGTGCCAGAGGTCGGGACGCCTGTATTGTTGGTAGTAGTATACGCACCACCACGGTAATACTCATTAAGCCCGATAGGGTTAGCCCCACCAAACTCACTTTGAATATTTGCGAGTGAAATCGATCCTGAGCTTGGCAGTGCCATTAAACTGTTCCGTAAGCTATTACGTTACCTGTTACTACTAGATTGCCAGAAGCATCTAACTTCATCTTGTTAGTACCTGCTGTAGCGAAGTACAAGACGCCACCACTCTCTGTGACTGTCCAGTTACCTAAGTCTACTGTTGTAGCGTTGACTGTCACAAAGGTAGGGCTGTCTGTTGTGCGTACTGTCTGGTTAGCATCTGAGAGATCTGTAATAGAAGCTGCAGCAATACGAGCATCTGCACGAGCATTAGTGTAGTATAGGTTGCTACCCTCAGATAGATCACCTGTATCGTGGTTAGAGATATCGCTAACTGTACCCGTTACGTTGCCCGTCAGGTTGCCATCAAACGTAGCCGCTACAAGCGTTTCACTACCTACTGTCCAGTAGTCGTTAGCTTCATCCCAAATAAAGGTCTTGTTAGCAGCTGTACCACGCTCAATCTCAATACCACCATTCTGTGAGGGTGTACCAGCTTCGTTGCTGTTAAGAGTAATGACGTTATCTGCTAGGTTAATTGTCTCGGTATTAACTGTAGTTGTTGTACCTGATACTGTGAGGTTGCCCTGTACAATGACATTACCTGTTGAGGTTACGTTACCGTATGTGCGGTTACCACTAATGTATGTCTGTACACGTGCATCTGTATAGTAGAGGTTAGATGAACCTTCAGCTACTGTATCTGTGCTACCTTGTGTGTACGAGAACACACCAGTAGAACTATTGTAGCTTAGGCTACCTGTAGCAGATACAGAGTTTCTAGCACGTGTGTCTGTATAGTATAGGTTTGTACCCTCAGTGAGATCTGTAGTGCTATGGTTACTAATGTCAGATACCTGACCTGTAACATCCCCTGTGACATTACCTGTAACAGTACCACTCAAGTTACCTGTAATAGTACCTGTGACACCTAGAGTACCACCAATAGAGACGTTACCTGTGTTTACTGTGAAGTTACCTGTTGATACAGATGTGTTGCCTGTAACAGTAAGAGTACCACCTACCGTAGCATTGCTTGTTACATCTAGTGTACCAAGTGCATCTACATCAGAACCATTAAGGCGTAAGGCTTCTGTTGTACCTGAGTAGATAGACAACTGGTTAGCGTTATTAGCAAGCTTACCGTAGTCAACACCACCGTCCTGCAGTAGTACATCACCGCCGTCAGCATCTAGTGTGATATCACCCGCTACGTCAAACGTAAGACCGCCTGTCGATACAGTGTACTCGTTATCTGAGAGTGTAGTATAACCGTTAACACCAATATTAGCTGTGTCTGTATAAACTGTGCCATCAAAGAAGGCATCCTTAAACTGTGCGGCAGCAGAACCCAGATCCAAGACATTGTTAGCTTTTGGTAGTACAGTAGTTGTCCCTACGATGATATCCTGTCCAGGCCCCATCTTTGTAATAGGCGCACCCTCACCTGCAGTACCATCATGTGTGTGACCTGCAGACGCATTGAAGGCATCCTCAACAGCATTGAACTCGTTGTCGAGATCGTCAGCATCAACCACGTTACCGTTAGCAATGTTATTGGCTGTATCCTGGCGTGTATAACCTGCCATGTGTTAATTCCTTATTGTCTATCGTTCTGCGTAAACTCTAGCAGAGCAGTGTCGAGTGTGAAGGTAGGGTTTGTAGAGTTATCCTCAATACGGATAGCAATCGTTTTACCCGATCCAATGATTTGGTTTTGGTAGACTTTATCTAACTCACCACCATATGTAGCTGTACCGTACACAGCTGTAACAGCACCATAGTAAAACACAGACAAACCTGAACTAGAGATTGTTGTAGATGAGGGCTGAATAAGGTTCTGATTGTTAGAACGTGTGAAGTCATACTTTACAGATAAGTCTACCTCAAAAGAACCCTGAGGGTCAATATACGTAGTAAGCTTATAAAAGGTTTTACGTACCTGTGGATCTGCTACAGGCATATAAGGTGACTCATAAATAGCCTCAATAGAAGCCCCATCAAAGTCTGAGCCTAGCTCCATCTGATATACGTAACCATCTTCGTTAGCAAACAGGATGATCTCACTGTAGTTCTGAACATACTTAGAGTCTGCTACAAAAGCTTTAATACCTGCTGTCTCACCCCATGCAAGGTTAGATGTACCCTGATCCGAGAACTTAGTAACAAGCAAGCCACGAGCAACCTTAGACTGTTCAGACTCTGTGTAAGCAAAGATACGGTACTGAGCCTTTTCACGTATAACGATAGAGCAGAAGTTAGATGTACTCTGTGCAAACTTATATACGTCATCAGCAATAGGGTCAGAAGCAACCTCAAGTGCAAAGTCACCAATACGGTCAGTAGCACCTAGAAGGCGAATACCATCAGGTGACATATACATAATATCACCACCAACTTCCTGAATAGTGTCAGGGTCAAGACAGCCAATACTCTCTGTAATAGGAGACAACTGGAAGTCTGAGATAGTTGAGCCTGTCAGACGTTGGATCTTATTGCGACTAAAGATAATAAGCTGATCACGAAAAGAGATAAGCCCTGTAATCTGGTGACTTACATTGATAACACCACCACCATTAGCTGCAGTAAAGTCTTCTGAGTCAGATGGAGCAGAGAAGTACAGGTTAGAACCTTTTGAGAAGAACACTGTATTCTTGTGAATAGCTACTTGTTCTGCACCCTCTAGGTCTGAGGAGCCTGTGATGAATGTAAGTGCATTTGTCGTATCGTTAAATAGAGCAGGGTAGTTTGCACCATCCACAAACAGTACATAATGCCCAGCGCCAAAGTTATACTCAGCAGTACGGATCTTACCACCTAGAAGGGCTGCTGTACCTAAGGATGTCCAACCTACACCAGTACTATGGTAATACTGTGTTACTGTACCGTTACTACGTGCTGCAATAAACTCACCCGCATTAACTACTTTAACACCGAAGACACGACCTGAACCTGGAACTACAGATGAGTCAGCCTTTGTGTAGCCTCGGATCTTAGAGTAACCACCTGAACGTGCTGGCTCAAAGTTTTGCAATATAGTAGCAGACCCAACAGCATTAGCCCCCTGTTGAAGAGGGCTGAGGTTTGAGATAAGGCCACCCTTAAACTCAATAGGAAATGTCTGCCAATTAGTTGCCATTAGAAATGAACTCTTGTGTCACGAAGATATTCGGTGCGGTTAATATGGATAGACCGCATATACTTAATACCATCAACAAACTTATTCTGTGATAGCTGTGCAGCTTGCAAGTCACCACGGAAAACATAAGCGTAATACATAGCACCATCTACAATAACATGGCGATACGCTTCAGGGATAACTGGTACGTCTGTGCCTAGTACCATATCTACACCTGAGCGGTAGTATTCATAAACTACTTCATAAGCTTTATTAGGTGAAGGGTAGAAGATAAGTTCTTGACTTGGCGCACGTACAACAAAGTTAGGAATAGAACGATTATCTGTACTAGAGTTATACTCAGCATCAGCATACTTGTCAAGGTATTCTTCGTATGTTAATACTTTTAATTTACGTGTACTTACATTAAGTGCTGTATCACCCTTAATGCGAAACGTGTTCATGTTAACAGTCTTAACATCGTAAGGCATACTGTAGCGTACTTCACCAGGTGTAAGCACTTCTTCTTCCTCAGCATGGTTCCACGGCCACTCAAACTCTTCTTGGTGGATATGCCGAATAGAAGCATTCACAGCATCCTTAGTAAGGTTGTAATAACCCTGTGCTGTAGGAAAGTTTACCGTAGTAAGTTCTACTTCGTTAAGGCGACGGTTAACGTCATTTACTAGGCCAATAAAGTCATATGCCATTCTTACTTCTCCTTAACACGTAAGTAGACTGAGCGCTCATACTGCAAGCCTTCAACAGTAGTGATCTTACATGAAATAAGATAACGCACATTGTTTGTACCCAGAGACAGGCGAATAGTAGCAACAGAAAGAGTGTTAGTCTTCTGTACCATCTGCAAACCATTGACTAGATCTGCAGCATCAACCTCTGTCTTAACACCACTAGCGTCATCAATATACCAAGTAACACCTGAGATATTGTCGTCACCTAGAAAGCGTGACCAGTCAATGCTATAGTCTAGGATCTCGTCCTTATCTTTATCAGGCCATTTATATGACATGTAAGTATTCCTTATGCTGCTACACGTACTACTCTATCAGTGTCTGTAGCTTTAATGTGTACTGTTCTGTTGGTTGGATCTGCAGGGATACGCAGTGTATAGCCTTGATCTGTAGCCTGTACGTATACGACACGCCCTCTGTCATAACTATCCTTAAGAGATGCATAATCAAACTGTACAGCTACAATAGTAGGTCTACGTGTGTAGATGTTAAGTGGTACAGAGGTAATCTCAAACACGTTAGTTGTTCGTGTAGTTATAGTACCTGCATTTGTATTAGCTACAACACCCGTTGGTATGACATCCGCAGCAGCAGTGGTTTCTGTAGTACCTAGTGTAACTGTAAGCGCTGGGCTAGAGATAGATGTATTAGCTTCTGCGACTACTATAGTTGTACCGATAGTGCCTGTAGAGTCAACCCCTAAGGGTAATACGTTAGCTTCAGCTACTACTGTAGTGTCGCCTACTGAGCCTGTTGCATCTACGCTATCTGTAAGTGTAACACTCTCGGCAACAACAACAGGTTGACCTATTGTACCTACAGATGCAACACCTGTCAAGGTGGTTACTGCAGCTGCTACTACTGTTACAGAGTTTGTATCACTAGAGGCAGATACACCCTGTATAGCAAAGAGTGTTTCACCCTCAGAGGCGAAGGCACTAGTTGAGAAGGGTGTAATGCCAAATAGCATAGCTTACTCCGATGCATCCTGTATAGTAAGTGTACCCGCAGCCACCTGCCGCATGATCTCTGCGTAGTGACGGTTAGCTGGGTCGAGGGGGACAGACATTTCAGTGCCGTC